GGTCTCCGTTGCTAGAACGTTGACAACGCTCCGAGCGGCTTTCTCAAAAAAGCCCATGTTCTCGGCGGCTTTCTTGCTTTTCTCGGCGAGCGAATCAATGATGACCTGGAAGGCGCCAGTCTTGTCACCGGACAGCACGAGAGCATCAACCGTCCGCCGCGTGGCGGCATCGAAACTACCGTAAGTCGCGCTGAGTTCGTCGAGCGCCTTTTTGGGATCGGCTGCAAAGCCGACAATGGCTTTGCGAGCATCATCCATGCTCTGCCCGGTCTGATTAGCGAAGCCGACCATAGCCTCACTCATACCGTGCAGGCGGCTCACAACGATCTCGCCTGTCTTGGTAAGATCTTCCCCTAGAGCCCGCGCTTCCTTGCTCGAAAGACTCGTGCCGGAAAGGCTACTTGAGTTTTGCGATGTGAACGTGTTGAGATCGCTGACCGTAGTCCCGGTGCGCTGCCCTGCACCACTGATAGCGCGCTGCGACGAGACTTGCAGCTTGTCCATTTGGATCGCTGCCGCAGCAGCCGCCGCTCCAACGGCAACTGTGCTGCCGATCAACACATTCATAGGTGTCAGAAGCGCCGCCGCTCCGGCAACCGCCTGGCTAAAGAACCCGCGCACCGTCCCCGTGCTGGATGCAAAGATGTCAGCAATCTGAGAGCCCTGCTGAACGGCAACCGTAAGCGGACTTTGGCCACTAGATAGCGAGACACCGATGTCCTGGATCTGACGGCTCAGGTTGGTCATTTCGTACTTCGCGAGCCCAGTCGATTTTGCGAGCTCCGTGGCGGAGCCGCCGGTCTTGATAAACCTGGCCTCAGCCGCAGAAAGGGCTTCGTTAGCACGCGCCTGAAGTCCCGGATTGGCGGCGAGAGCGGCGTTGATTGTCCGCTGCGCCGCCTCAAACTTGGCAGACTGCCCAGCCGTCGTGCCCAGCCGGCGCTCGAGCGCGGCAAACTTGCCATCGATAGTCCCGGTCGACTTCTCGACGTTCTGAGCCGAGACGGACACGCCATCCATCGATCCCTTCAGCTTGTTAAGCTGCTCGGTCGACTGTTGGACGCCCTGCGTTTCGCTTTGTATGACTACTTTGTCGATCGTGTCCGTCATTGCACTCGGTCTCGGGTCAATGCTTGACAGTAGGCTCGGGCAATGCCCACGGGAGCGGAGAGACGTCGCTTGTGGCGGTCTCGTGTAGCCACCGGCCTATGGCCAAGAAGCCTGCGGTATGGTCATCAATGGTCCCCTGACCTGACGCAATCAGGTTCAGAAGACGCAAAGCTTTGTCGGCCCCTTGGACCATGAAATTTCGATGCAACTCAATCTGCTGACCAAGGACATTGGTCGCGGCGAGCAGCTTTTCGAGTTCCATGCACCTGGCAGCCAAATCTTCGCCGTCGACCGAAGCGGCTGCGTCTTTCCGCTCCGCATCGACAGCGTATGGCGCCGGTTCATCCGCGGTCGCCGATATCTTCTTTCGCTTGCTCACAAAGTACCTCAATGAATCGCGCGTGAATTGCGAGCCTCAAGATGTCCCTGCGGCAGAGTAAGAGCTACATTTTGGCGTGCCCGCCCAACTCTTAACCCGCCGCAGGTTTGGCCTTCTTCGGCATGCTCGCCGGCCAAAAATCAATTGCCGCCAACCACGCGAAGCGGCGGGGCTTTGGCAACGCGTTCCAGTTCGACGATCCGCTTCTCAAGAGCATCGCGCTTCTGCACATTCGACACAGAGATCGCCATGATCTCCATCACGAGCTGGCGGATGGTCTCGCTTAACCTTGCATCGGCAGATCCTTTGCCACGCACTCGCGCCAGGATGCGATTGCAAACGCTTTCGGCTTCGTCCGCGTAAAGAGCCACCAGCTGTTCGCGGGTTAGCTGCTCGCCCTTACTAACCGCGCTCCGCATGCTGGCGAACATCCTCGCGCGATCTTGCCGAACATAGAAATCATCGTCGCTCATTTTCTTAATCCTCACCACGTCGCAGAGTCGAGGTATGCCACAGCGGTGCTGCGGCGTTTTGAAAAAGCCAGGAAGTGGGACACGCGCAAAGCGGTTGATGCGGTCTGCCAAAGGCTTCTCACTGGGTCAGCCGTACCGGAATCTGAGATCGGCAACGGAGTGTCCGACATGTGCAGCGTTCCGTGATCGCCAACCGAGATGTCCGGCTCCGAGTCCACCGACACGAGCAGTGCGGCTGCGTCAGCGGCGATGATGCGATCGGCAGGGACGGCAGCGCTCGGTGCGATGTCGAGCTTGTCGAAAATATCCGGAGCAAGAATTTTGAGTCGCACAAATCGCTGCGGTGCTACGATGTAAGTCACATCGCCAGAGCCTCCGGTCGCAACGATATCAGACAGGCCCGTAAGATCGCGCTTGATGGCTTCCTCGTCTCCGCCGGCATAACCGGTGCCTGCAGATACACCATAGAGCAGTCCGGCATGTGCCGACGAGCTTCCCGCGGTGGTCGCGAAGAATGCGCTATCGATGCCGGCGATCGTGTCCTCGCGCAGCATCGTTTCCATGATCGATCGAGCATCGGAGCGTTTCCCAAGCTCGCGCGACCAAGCGACAATGCTTGCAAGCTTTTTGGTTGGGCCAACGGTGACATTCGAGAACGTCGCCGATGTCACGGGGATAGCACCACCTTCACCAACCCACTGGGGCACAGCGGGACCGGCCGCGCGAACCGGATAGAACGCTTCTTGGACATCGTTTGCCTTCGCCGCCAAAGCTTTCGCGATCAATCGCGCGGCGCCGGAGTAGGGCGACAGGTCAGTGAGAAAATCCCGCCAGGCGTCGCGCGCAAGCTCTGCCGCCCATCCACTGGTCGTCGTGGTGCCGGGCGACACAGCCGCGCGCTGAATGATCGCCCGCGCCACCTCAGGATCGGCACCGGTGAGATACGTCTCGGGTTCAGTGCTGTTGACTTGACCCTGTGCGAAGGCAAAGACCGCGCGCAGAAAATGCCGGCGCGGCGGGATACGATTGTAGTCGGGACGTAGTGGGACGGCAGTGGGTTTTACGGTCAAGTCGATTCCTCAAAGTGAAGTTGCTGAGGGACTACAAACCATGTTTGCCGAGACACGACTGTCCACGCGTCCCGCTTTTTTCACCGATGGCAGAGCGAAGCGCCGCCATGACCGCGACTGCGATCTCGTTCCGGTCCTCGCTTTCATCAACGTCAAGCCAGCCCAGATCGATTAGAAGGCCGATGATGGCATTATCGACGACACAGCCCACGACAATCTCCCCCCGCCGCTGACGCTCCCGCAGTCGGCGCTTGCGCTCCGTGGCGGTGTTTGCGGTATGGTCGGGCCTGCGCAAATGCCGGGTCAGTCGAAGAATTCGTCTGACGCCAGCTCTGCCACAGGCCGGCGGCGATGGTCGGTGATACCCAAATCGCCCATCAGCCCACGGAGTTGCGTGTGTTTAGCTGATGGAAATCTAGCGGGCGCGCTCCTGAATTCGCTCCAGAGCTCGCAGAACGCTATAGCCGCGGGTTCGCGCGAACCATCCAGCCAGGTGGAAGGAGCGATGTAGCGCACCCAGGCTTCCTTTGCGAAGCCCTTGAGGTGTTTCGGCCGTTCGAGAGGCCCGAATGCAGCCGCTGCGGCTGCCACGGCATCCCGTGCCTTCTCCGGGTCTCCGTGCCTATCCGGACGGTGTGTGCCCTCAACCAAGCGGAGATGCGGCGCCTTCGGCTTGCGTCCCCTCGTCATGGCGCAATTCCCCATCCAGAATGCAATTTTGACAAAATGCGAAATTTTGAGCCCCACCGGTCTAGCACCCGGAGGCCGTGGATTTCTGGCGTGCCCCTCCCCCCGGCCAGTGTGAGGTACTCTCCCGTGATGCTCATGCTGCACCTTCCAGGGGCGGAGGCAGAAGCGATGGGAGCGCTGTGAGATATTCTCCCGTCCTGTGACTGTAGGCTGGCTCTGGTTGTCCGGTATCTCGCCAATAGCGCTGCCATTGGTCTCCCTGAGGCGTGTCCCTGCGAACCTTGAATTTCTTCTTCGGGCGAAGCTCAGAAGATGGTTCTGGATGGTTCTTAGATGGTTCGTGTGCAGTGTACTGCACCGGTTCCGTGCGCTCCGCTGCACCGGTTCGTGCCTTATGCTGCACCAGTGCAGCATGCTGCACTGGTGCAGTTGACCGCACTAGTTGAGGCTCAAGGAAGAAGCGGAATTGGTTGGTGTTGGAGGGGGCGCCTCCCTTTGTGCCAGTCCAATCCACCCAGCCCTCAGACCACAGCTCGTTCAGCGCGTCGATCACGGAACGACGCTTCCTGCCGACGACGGCAGCTAGGGCGGAAAAGCTAGGATTGCACTGACCGGTCGCGTGATCGCGGAACTTGAGCAACAGTGCCGTCGCAACACATTTGGCCGCGGCCGAAAGCTTGGGATCGGCCATGATGGACCAAAGAACCAAGTACTGCGCCGGAGTTTCCTTGTGATGGCGCGCGGTCATCGACGCACCTGCGAACCAGTGAACTCGGCCAATACGGCCGCCGCTTGGGCCGCCTGATCCTCATCGACAATAGCCCGCGATTCGAAAGCAACATCTCCTCCACGCGAAATGTGCCGAACCGTGAAGTATGACGATCCCTCTACGCGGTCCCGTCCTGGCGTTATGGTGACGGTCCCGCCCAGTCGCCGGACATCGCTGGCAAAGATTGGACGCACGCGACGGACGGTCATCGAGCAACCCCAAAAGCGAGTTGCGCGATGGTAGCGGCAAGCGCGTAGCCGACCAGGAACGAGCGCGAGATTCGCGACACTTGCCGGTCGGTGACGTCATCGTGTATGGTGTCGGTGCTATCGATTTGAATGCGAGTTGGGGCCGCCTTTGCCGAGGCGGCTCTTCGCGTTTCAGGGTGCGCCATGGGCCGCCTCCGTTGCTGCTACGGCAGCAGCAAGGCTCCGCGTCTCAAAGGGACCTGGTGCCCCATCGGCGAGTCCGATCTGGAACATGCCGTCGTCGCGCTGGACAATTGGAGCGGCGTACTGATTTGCCAGCGCGTCAAAAAGCCATTTAGGCTCAACAAGCGGCAATAGGCCGGTTTGCCAACTTAAACCTTTGATTCTGCTTCGCGTGGTACTTCTGCCGGGATCGCCAGTCATGACTCCGCCTCTTTGATTTTAATGGACTTTCGCCGTTTTTTGGCAAACTGGTTTCCCGGTTTGCCAATTCCTGTTCGCGAAACGATCTTGTCGCCAGCGCTTTCGGCCAGCCGGATTCGGTTCGCTTCTTCGATGTAGCGCTGCGCCTCGGTGATGGTCTTCCAGCCGAACCACGCCATCAGTTCCGGCGCCGTCGCACCGTTCAGTGCGTGCCGAATGGCTGCGGCCTTCCGCAGTCCGTGCGCAGCGCATTGAGGAAGGTTGGCTTCGTCACAACGCTCCCGAAACCAGTTGCCGAAACCGGCAGCCGTGAACGGGTTGCCGTTGCCGGTGGTGAGGTAGGCGAGTTGATCCGACTTCGGATGCAACGCCAACTCCTCCACCAGTTCTGGCAGAATGGGGATGTCGAACGGAACGCTCGTCTTCTGTCGACGCATGGAGAGCTTGCCGGCCTTGACGTGCTGTCGGCCCATCCTGACGACATCTGATCTTGCGTGGCCCGTCTGGAGCAACAACACCAGCGCGAGCCTTGCCTTTGTACCGGGAGAGTGCCGTTTCTCGTATTGAGAGATCTCGTCCTCGGTCCAGGTGTGGAAGCCGCCGGTCCTCTTCATCTTCGCTAGCTTCAACCCGGCCAGCGGATCAATCTTGATCATGTCCAGCGAGATACAGTGATCGAGGAATCCGCGCATCGCCTTCTTGAAGTTGCGCTGCGCGGCCGGCTTCTTGCCATTGACGATGTTCTGCATCGCTTGCTTGTGCATCAGTGCGATCCGCTTATCGCCGTGCTCGTTTCTGAAGCGCTCCAGGATTGCGCGCCGATTGGTCTGCGTGCTCTTGGCGAGCGAGGAGAAGGCGGTCGACTGGTAATAGCTGATCAGCGCGGCGTTGACGGTCCCGGCAACCGTTCTGGTGGCGCCGATCGGCGCCGCGTGCCAGTCCTCATTAAGGGCCTTCTCTCTGGCCTCCATGAACTCCGGGGACCACGGCAGTCCCGGCAGCGGCGCGCGCTTACGGCCGGCCTTGCGAAGGTAAAATCTCGGCGTCCCGTCTTGGTCGATGAAATGGTGAGTGTATTTCGGGAGCTTGTGCCTCATTGCGTGACAGCATCCCATTCATTCTGCGTCGCCGCCTGTCCCGACGTCGGCGCCGCGAACACCACGATCTTTCCGTTCTTGTCGATCTCGACGCGGCTCACAGCCAAGCCGGCGTTCACTGTGCCCCTAACGGCCTTGGTGACATCGCCCTGCTTGAAGGTCTGTGGCGCGCGGGACATGGAGGCCGTCGCCCTGTTAAACGATTTCCGCGCGCTGTTCGGCTTCCGCCGAATTTCTGAGGGCGGTCGACAGCGATATCTTGCCGTTTGGATCAATCTCGATCCGCAGCACCTCGAGGCCGGCGGCGATTGCGCCGTTGACGGCCTTTCGAACGCTCGCTTCCTTGGTCTGGTGCGGTCCTCGCGACATGCGCTCTTCTCCGTCTGTTGTGGCATTCGTCAGAATCGCACCTATCACCTTTATGGTGCAGGTAACGCGCTTAAGAGGACTTATTAACAGCTAACGGCAACATTTCTAAAATAGACTAATGAAATCAATGCAGAATGAGTGCTGAACGATTTGACATCCGCACGCCGTTGGAGGGTGAACGCGTGCCCTAGTTTAGGCAGAACGGCAAACTCAATGAGTCGCGGAAAAAGCCCGCCAACCAAAGCCGGCAGGCTTTCTCGCGGCTAACTAGCTCTAAGCGAAGACTTCGCGAAACGATTCCGCCTCCCCTCCGCCGACGAGATCAACCAACAGCCGGCGAGCCATGATCTGACGCCAATCCATTTCCTCATCCGGCTCGCGCCAATCCAGGATGCACGACAGAAGCACCCCCACCTTCGCGGAGCGCCCACGTTCAGTCTTTGCGGGGATGGCCCACATTTGATCGGCGAGGCCCGCCATGCGCTCGTGGTGCCGCTCACTTAGCTTCACGAGCCGGGCCAACTCTCGTCCATCGGGCGTCGCCCTGACGGCATCCCAGCGCGCGGTCATGCTGATAAACTTCAGCGCCTTCGTCTCCTCTTGCAGGCGGCGTTCGTAATCCGCACGGCGGACCTTCTCCAGGCGCTGAATTTCGTCATCATGGGCATGGGACGCCGCCCAGGCCTCGAAGATCGCCTCCTCGAGCCCTAGAAGGGCACTATCGTCATGTGGTGAGGCGAGCGAGGTAACGGGCGCCGTGGCCGTAGCGGCGCCAGCCGCCGCCGCCAGCCACTTGGAAAATTGCCGGCGCGTAGTAGGTATCTGCATAGCCTGCGTCATGGATCAACTCCCATG